CATTTCTAAGTCTGCATCTGTGGACGGATAGAAGTTCATGTTAAATTGCCCTGTAGGGTGGAAGTCAGGGTTGCTATCCATGTTCTCTTTGAAGACCCGTGCATACTCTACGAAGCCGTTCATCACGATAGTTCTTGCTTTACTCATTTTACATTCCTTTGTCTGAGTGTTTATAGTATATAGTAGTGATAAGAGGTCTTTCAACCCCCTTTAGTGAATTTCTGCATAACTTTTACCAAAAGAATAGTCGATGCCTAATGGTATGTTTAGATTTACATGGTCGTTAGTGTAAGTCATGCAGACTTTTAGTGTAGTAGCTAGTGCTTCTTCGTCACCTTTTGGTATCTCTGCAATTACCTCGTCATGGAACTGCCCAAGTATCTTAACACCAGCAGCCCTGACGTAACTAACCCAAGTGTCAAAGCAGTAGACACCTGTGCTTTGGTTTAGTGTGCTGAACCTGTCCTTGTCACTACGCAACACATGCCAAAACTTTGACACAGGATTTTGTATCCAAGTCTTGCCCATCAGTTCCCTGACCTTAGCGTTGTTAGCTACATTCTGTATGGACCAGTTACGAGCCCAGAAAGCTTCTAGTAGGTTAGCTGCTGCCGTTTGTGTAAGGCCTGTCTCACGGGCCAGCTTAAAGGCTCCTACGCCATACGTGGCACTGTAGTTCACCACCTTGTAGTTCTTACGAATAGCCTTAAGGCTAACTTCACCAGAGTTGTGCTTGTCAATGTCTTCCTGTGTGACAGCACCAGTAAACTTAGCAAGGTCAAGGTGAGGGTCAAACCCTTCCTTAGACATTTCGTTAACGTAGTCAGGGTCAAAAGCCTTCATGTAGTGACGCTTAGTAGTATCCTCTAAACTAACCATATCAGCACCACACAAGGTCATACCTTCCCTTGCTATCAGACAGCTACGGATTTCCTGACCGTAAGGCTTGTCCACTGAAGGCAGGTTAACCAAAGGCCGTGAGTGCTTGAACCTAAAGGTATTAGTCAGACCACTGATGGTAGCCTTGAGGAACCCGCCTCTCTCACAAGAGATAAACGACTTGACGATACCGATACGGTGCGACAACACAGTAAGACCGTCTAGTAGGGCTACACCTTCATTGACGTCTACAAGACGCTTAACACTGTTACATAGTTCACCATCCTTACGGATTTGTGGTACCTTCCTTTCAATCATGTTGACAGGATCCCCCTCCTTGATGAAGTTAAACGTACAGGGCTCCCAGCCCATAGAGAACAGCCACTCTTTCACCTGATCTGGTGAGTTAGGGTTAGCTGGATCAGTCTTGTGGCAGTGCCGTAGGCTCTCTGTAGTCATGGGGTACTTAGCCTCAGCCAACAACTCAAACCACTTAGTTGCAGCAGCAGAAGGTAAGCCATTCTTAAGGGTCATACGATCTAGTGACGGCTTGTGCTTCATAACCCAGTGTTGCTTATGGGGCATAACTTGCACCAACTGATCGACCTTAACTGCCTTGGCTGCTTCCCACCTAACTAACAAGTCGTTAGCTAAGACATGATCTAAACGCCAGCCATTGTCAGCTTGCTCCCTAGCAGTCTGCATCTTGGTTGTCAGGTAGTCTAAGAACCTAAACTTGTCGAAGTCGTTAAGATACAAACGGTCAAGCTTCTGCTCTTGTATCGACCACAGACGAAAGTTGATCTTAACGTCTTCCTGACAACGGTGAGCATAATCGTCCCTGAACATGTTGTCCCAGTCCTCTATTATAGGCTTGGGCACACCGAAGTCTTCACCGTAAGATGCAAGACCATGACTGCCCCTGTCTGGTGACAGGTACCAACTGACACTCAGTGTGTCGATAAGTCTTGCAGTAATCTTAATGCCCAAGACCTTTTCGATAGCAGGAACATCGAAGCCTACAATGAAGTGTCCGATGAGCGTGTCTTGGCTCAAGAAGAACTTTCGCATTTCATCATAGTCAAAGATAGACACAGGGTCTAGCATGTCAGGAGTCTTATAGCTTACAACGTGTATCTTGGTTAGCTTGTCCAAGAACCCGTCAGTTTCAATGTCGAATACAGTCATGTGTCTTCCCCTTCTTTTGCATCCCAGTATGCCTTCTCTTCGTCATAAGTTTTGTAGTACTTTTCAACAAAGTGTTCAATACCGTCTGAGTGGTAGTGCTTGCGTCTCGATGTTCCACCCCACTGCCCAGTAGTGTAGTAGTAGGAATATCTGGGGCTGTGTTTTTTCTTTGGCTCTTTAACCTTGTAGATAAATATCAAACACTGGTCTTCGTACACAAAATAAGTTAGTTCTTTTGAGTCCAGATAAGCTGTAACATGCTCTAAAGTTTGATTAGTGTACTTTCTAAACTTAGCTTCCCCACTCTTCTTACGACCTACATAAACCCAGCCTTCCTTCTCGCTAGAGTCTTCCTTTAGTTCTGGCATTATATCAATCTCCTGTGTATTGTCTGCACTAACTCTATAGCCATGCAGTACTGATCCATATTAAGGTCATAGACCTCTCCGTCTGTATCTCCGTAGGCGCCCAGTAGTGTCCAAGCTTCTGGGTCGTACTCACTGTCCATGCCTAGCCTTACTATGATGTCCTGTGGCCCGTCAAGTACTGGTACGATCACCGTGTAAACTTCGTTGTAGTTGTAGTAGTCTTGCTCGTCCATGTCATCATCTATCGGCACTGTATTATCCATAGTCTAGTTCCTGTAAAGTAAAAGTGTCCATGTTAAACCGTAGTGAACCAGCGTAACCCTCTTCACTACATGGGCGGTTCTTCTCGACCTTCAAGGTAGTTGTGTTTCTTTCCTGATCGTCCTCTGCTTCTTTGTCTCTACTAAGGTCTATAATAACTGAAGCCCTTTGTCCAATCATTTTACAGTACTTCGGATCACCATCATCGTTAGTGTGTGCGATAGTGATGATACCTACGTTAAGCTCTGCTGCTAACTTAGACAACCGTACAGACAAGTCCGACAACAGTTCTTCCTTAGAACTCTCGTTTCGACCTGAGACTACATCTTGGATAGGCTCAAAGAATACATAACGAACACCGCAAGCCTCACGGAAGTATCTAATCTGCTCACACAACTCTTCAGTACCCTGACCGTCACCTAAGAAGAACTGATAGATACACTCGTTAGCAGCTACCTTCCTGATGGCGTCTTCCACTTGCTCAGTGGCACCACAAGCGTCGATCAGGTCTCTTCGGGTCACGTTCATGCCCAACTGGTAACTAACAAGCCCTAAGAGGCTCCTAAGCTTTGTCTCCTCTAAGTGCCAACTAGCGAATGGTACGTTACGTTGTATCAGGTTGTACTCTAAGTACCGCATTACCTCTGTCTTGCCGATACCAGTGGGTGCCTTAATGACGGTAAAGTGACCTTGCATGAGTCCCATGATTTTGTCGTCAAGGGATTGGATACCTGTAGGCACAAACTGATGGTCGGGAGTTTCTCTAAACAGCTTAAGGAACTGATCAGCAGTGTTAAGAACATTGTCAGGAACATACTTCTTAGCGTTCCACCAAGCAGACTTAAACTCATGTCCAGCCCCAGCCTGTAGAAACTCGTTAGCGTCTTTGTACTTGTCATGCGACACCCTGTAGGTCTTGTTAGGGAACAGCTTTGAAATTTTAGTGGCAATAGCATTTCCAGCTTCATCTCCGTCAACACTGATAATGATCTTTTCGAAGCTATTGATCCATTCACTACAGTTCTCCCACAGCTTCTTAGAGGGGGTAGCAGAGGGCAACGACACCACGGGGTTAGTGTAGGTACCAGACTTAAGCATCTGCGACACAGACAGGGCGTCCAGCTCTCCCTCAGTGATGGTCAACATCTTAGATGATCCAGCGGTAAAGAAGTTCATGCCGAACAACTCGTCACCCTTGAACCCGTCTTTAGCCCAGAAGCCTTTCTCTGTAAGGTTACGAACCTTCACGCCACCACTAGGGTACTTGTACTCTTGTGTGGTATCAAAGGTCATTACACCGTAGTCTTCCATGACAGAGGCTTTGATGCCCCTCATGTCTACATCCTTGCCTTTACCTGTAGTGAGTATGGTCTTGGTGGTCGGGATAACGTCAGCAGTCATGTCTCTTCTCTCCTTCTTTGGGTACTTATCTTTTGCCCAGTCAATCTCGGGCTCATACCTTGACGGGTATGCTTTGCCACAACTATGGCATTTTCCCATGCCCTCTGTGTTGTAAGAAAAGGCATCCGAGGAGCCGCAGTTTACATAAGGGCAGGGTTGGTGTGATAC